GATATAGTTCATGAGTTTGTATAAAGATATGCCAGACCTGAGCGGTGCTTTATGTGCGCAGATGGATGGTGATTTATTCTATGATGACTATGTAGCATACGACTTCAAGACAGACTGGGGTTACTATGTATCGACTGCACCTAAGCAACATGCTCAACTGCGTAGGATTTGTTTAACATGTCCAGCACTAGAAACATGTAAAGAGTACGCAATAACCCATGAACTGTACGGTTTTTGGGGTGGTATGACTGCTATCGAAAGACAGGCAGAACGAGTGATGAGGGGAATAAAATGTCAAGCATAAGTCTTATTGGTAGTGGCTACTATTCTTATTGGTTCTCTACTAAAGATGTAGTGAATGCTTACTGCATGATGTGTAGTAAGATAACTAGAACACGTGACGTATGTCGTGATGACTATGGTGACTACACTGTTACATGTCGTAACTGTAATGATGCAATAGAAATATGGAAGGACCATGAAGATGAATGATGAATTCTCACCAGAGGTTTACGAAAAGATACGAGATCACTGGGATATTATTGCTGGTATGGATGATAAGTTCTACAAGCAAGCGACTAAATGGTGGAACACTAAGGCATCACCAACACTACGAGTACTCATAGTTGCATCAGCATACTATGAATCATTAGCACAACAGGCTCATCATATTGATGAGTTTATCCAAGAGATGATGGAGGAAGACGATGAGTAAAGGTACGACATTCCTATTAGCACTAACAACAGAGGGTGACGAAGGCGCAGCACGAGTCGTCCTCACTGGTATAGTAGATGTACTAACTAACTACCCTAATGTAATATCAGTTGAGGTCATTGATGATGACGAGATCTTTCTCAATGACTTAGAGGATGACGATGACCTCGCTGATTTCTTCAGTGACATAGACATTGAGGACGATGAATGATATCATTGTTACTTAGTGTTATAGTGGTACAGGTTGCTGTTATCTATAATCAACAGAAACGTATAGCGTATTTACTTGACACCGTTAGGAGATTCAGATACATTGAGGACACGTAAGAAAGAACTAGATGCTATAGCAGATATGTTATCTAACCCTGCAGAATCAGTCGATGACTTAGCAAAAGATATATGGAGTACCATCGACGAGGCACGTAGGGGTAGAGAACTATGGGTTGTGGCTGTACAGTACAACATAGGTCAGTATCTCTTTGGTCCTTATGAGTCAGAGGCTATGGCACAGAAGGATCTAGAAGGTAGAGGTAACCTTCGAGGTATGAAACCAAATGAAGTTGGTAGAGTATTCAAATTGTTATCTCCTGTTAACAATTTCGTTACCGAAATGTTACAAGACCAGGGAATACTAGACTTCAGATAGTGGTTAGTGTATAGGCACCCCTTCGGGGGTGCTATATATATAGGTTATTCTAATTAGAATAACTATAGGTTTATATAGTGGATAGTACTTAAGTACTATCATGGTAGGTTGATGGTTTAATCCATTTCCCATTGACCTACCATCTGGGTCTGTCCTAGTGGAAGTGTTGTGGGGGAGCAACATAACAAGTGCGATTCTTGTACAGACCACTCGAACAATAGAAGGGAATAACTATGGCAATAAAGATAAACGGATATGAGATACCTGCTCACGTATCCTATTCACAACTAACCACATGGTTAGATTGTGGATGGAAGTACTACCTGAGTAGGGTTGAAGGTCAGCAAGAGACAGGTGCATGGTGGTTAGTTGGTGGGTCCTCAGTACATGAGGCTACCGAGACTGTGGACAAAGCACTATGGAATGCAGGTCTATAATGGATACAATTAACTCCTTAATTACAGACGTTAATCTAGACTTAGTGTGGAAAGATACGTGGGATAGGGTAAAAACCGCTCACAGTGGCTCTACGGGGCAGGAAGAGGCATTGTGGAAGACTGCTGGTAGGGCTACAAAGGAGAATCCAGACAAAGAGAATGGTGACTGGTGGTTCAAGGCTGGTCGTGACATGCTCGACTCATGGGTTAAGTTTAGAACAGGTGAACTGGGCTGGCAGATATGGGAAGCACCCAATGGTACACCTGCTATCGAAATAGGTATGTCCCCTAGTGTTGGGGATGTACCAGTACAGATGGGTATTGACCGAGTGATGGTCACACCTGCTGGAGAACTGGTAATCGTAGACCTTAAGACAGGGCAACGGACACCATCATCAGACTTACAATTAGCATTCTATGCGTATGGTATGAGTAAGACATTCGGTATAAGACCACAGTACGGGACATACTGGATGGCAAGACAGGGAATAACATCGCCCCTGATTGACTTAGACTTCTATACAGACAGTATGGTAGAGGACATCATAGTCAAGTTCGACAAGGCACGTAAGGCAGAACTATTTCTACCTAACTATAGCCATTGTAAGATGTGTGGTTTCACTCAAGTATGTAAGTGGAATAAGGAAGGAAAGCAATGACAGAAAAAAACTACGTAGTTAATGTCAAAACAAAGAACAACACCATCATCACAGTACGTGCTGATAGTGCTGAAGAACTGAATGCAAACATCACAGAGATGGTTAACTTTGGTGTTAACGATTCGGTTCTAGCACTAGAGGAATTATTCTTGGGTATCATGCCTGCTGCACCAAGTGCAGTTGATCTTGTATCCCAGACATTAGGTGCAACAGTAACTAGCATCACACCAGTTAGTAACTTCGCACCAGTACCACCACCTGTTGCTACACCTAGCGTTGCTGGTCAACGTATGTGTCAGCATGGTCCAATGGTTACTCGTAAGGGTAGTGGTGCTAAGGGTGAATGGAAGGGATACTTCTGTCCTACACCTAAGGGTACTGAAGGACAATGTACACCTGAGTGGGTAACTAAGAACATGCCAGAATGGAATACCATTTAACATGGGTGCACCCGAGCATGTGATTAAACTGCTCACAATTTTTAGGAGGTTGAATGAAAACATTAACACGGTCAGTTGGTAGACCTGACATTGGTGGTGAGCCAATGCCATCGGTATTCCGTACCTTTGATACCAATCAAATCATAGTACGTCGTGCTGAAGTTAGTATGATTGCAGGACAACCTGGTGCTGGTAAGTCTACGTTAGCATTAGCGATGGCTCTGCGTATGCAAGCACCAACTCTTTACCTATCAGCAGATACTAACGCACACACTATGGCAATGCGCTTGTACTCAATGATAGAGGGTGTATCACAATCGGAAGCGGAAAGAGTTATATCGGATAACCCTGCATTAGCCAAGGATAAGTTATCAAAGGCAAGTCATATCTATTGGTCATTCGATTCCAACCCTGGACTTGGTGACATTGATGATGAGGTTACTGCTATCGAGGAACTGTTAGGTGAACCACCTGCACTGATAGTAGTAGATAACTTAATGGACGTAGCCATGGATGGTGGCGAAGAGTTCGGTGGTATGCGTAGCGCAATGAAGGAGTTAAAGTATCTTGCACGAGACACAAATGCAGCAGTCCTGGTATTGCATCACACGAAAGAATCGTATAGTGCTGACCCTTGTCCACCTCGTTCGGCAGTTCAAGGTATGGTAAACCAATTGCCTGCCTTGATCCTTACACTTGGACAGCATCAAGGATTGATGGCAGTAGCATCAGTAAAGAATAGATACGGTAAGGCTGATCCATCAGGCAACACACCAGTATGGTTACAGTTTAATCCAGAGTATATGTTTATAGCAGACCTAGAAGAAGCAAGATAACAGGAGGAAATAGTATGGATATGGTAGCAATAGTAATAGCATTCATCGCAATGTTTATTGGTGGGTATCAGTTCGGTCGAATCAGTGGCGCACGAACAATGGCAATCTCCATCGTTGAGGCTGGTACCAATAAGTATGGCAAGGACTTTAAGAAGTCCATCACTGTCGAGATGGAAAAACAAATAAAGAAACTTAAGAAGTAACATGATTAATGTGACAGTTGTGATCGTACTAATTGCAGTGCTAGCACTAATTCTGTACATAGACAGGGATAATCTATAGTGAGTAAATCAAAGCAGAAGGGAACTGCTGCAGAAACTGCAGTCGTTAACTGGCTAAAGTCAACTGGTAGAGATGGTGTAGAACGTCGTGCTCTTCATGGTATTAATGACCGTGGTGATGTGGCAGGTATACCATCAGTTGTTATTGAGGTTAAGAATCACGCAAAGATGTCTCTTGCTGAATGGGTGGATGAGATGGTAGTTGAAGTAGAAAATGATAATGCTGATACTGGTGTAGTTATCCACAAGCGTAAGGGTACAACTGATGTAGGTAAGTGGTATGCTACAATGACAGTAGACCAGTGGGAATTACTATTAAGTTATGCAGGTTACTAGTGAAGCATGACATAGTACCAGTACTCGAGCACTATGGTGGGTATATACATCGTGATAGATATGGATGGCAAAAGATTAAGTGTCCATTCCATGACGATGGTCATGCATCAGCAACAGTAAACACTGATGAGAACGCATTCAATTGTTTTGGATGTGGAATCAAAGGTGACACATATAGTATTATTATGCAACATGAAGGAGTAGGATTTAGTGAAGCACTCAAGGTCGCAGAAAGAATCACTGGCACGAGCAGTGACTCACTACGAAAAGAATATAGATCAAGCGGAAGGATATTTAGCGAGTCGGGGAATCACCTTAGACGACGCGCGTACAGTCCACCTAGGCTTAGTCGTAGATCCGCTAACGGGGCATGAACAATTCATTAATCGATTAGCAATACCATACCTTACACCATCAGGTGTAGTGGATATAAGATTCAGGTCAATCAATGGTGAAGAACCCAAGTATATGGGAATGCCAGGAACTGAAACTAGGTTATACAATGTAAGTGCATTACACAGAGCAAGTGAATTTATTGCAGTATGCGAAGGAGAGATAGATGCGATTACGCTCGACTACAAATGTGGTATCCCGGCAGTTGGGGTTCCTGGGGCTAACTCGTGGAAGAGGCACTACTCGAAATTACTCTTGGACTTCCAAACTATTTATGTATTTGCTGATGGCGATCAGCCTGGTTCGGATTTTGCTAAGAAACTTGCGAGAGAAATACAAGGGGTAGTTGTTATCAATATGCCAGACGGACATGATGTCAACAGTATCTATAATTTATACGGCAATGAATACTTCAAACAGAAAGTAGCAGCATGAGTAACATGAAAGATGAATGGTTCGAGGATTACTACACCGAAGTAGATCATATCTTTGATTCAATACAACGAGGACTGAATGGGCTTGGACCTAAGACAGATAGAACCAACGGAAGTACAAGCGATAATAAACCTTCTTCAAGACTTTGGGATTATTGTGAAGTATGTGGAGATGATGAACACTGGGACAGAGATGAGGTTGATATTATCAAAAAACATAAGGACATGACGAAGGAAGATTACTTCCGATTTGATTTGTATAATGTACAAGATGAATTAGCAGATGTACTTCTAAGTAAACACCAAGACTACGGTAAGAATAACATTATTGATGCGCCTGGTGGTGCACTGAATGGTATACGAGTACGTATGCATGATAAAGTAGCACGACTGAACAACCTTTTAGATAACAATAAAGAACCGAAACACGAAAGTATCCGAGACACACTTATTGACATAGCAAACTATGCAACCATTGCCATCATGGTC